TCTTCTACAAATTCAAGATCTGGATCTTTATCATAGTCTACGTCGATGGGATTTAGTATCTCGTAGAATGGTTCTTTATTGCGTACTCCTCTATGAGTATATGTCTCTCCTGATACTAAGAAATGAAACCATGCTTTCTGTATCTTGTCATACACTTCTTGCTCTTGCATAATGTAAGACATAGCATGCTGTCCCTTGATTGCTCTATTATCCACATAAGTATTATCAAATTGTGCGGCAATCTGCTCAGGCATTGGAACTTCTTCAGGAAGTTGGCCTGCTTCGACTAGCTCAGGGTTTTGTGTAGCTAGTACTTTTAGGAATTGCATCTGCAGACCTTGATAGATTGCCTGCTGCTTAGCATTTTCCTTTTCAGAGATAGTATCTCCATTTTGTACGGTAACAGTATAATTGAGAGGGCGTTTAGACTTTTCACCTAATAGAAGATCCACAATGGGTTTAATAATAGGATAGTTACGCATTTTAGAGGGGAAGTTCTTACGGGATTTACCATAAGGTTTTAAGACGTAATTATAGTCTGCCTCATCAATTATACCGTTATAATAATCATATAGAATCTTAAGATCATCCTTGTGATCATTGATTCCATTTTGTGATAAGTTGATAAAAGCTTCGACGCATTGCTCGCGCCATTTCTTTGTTTTTTTAGATAACGACAGCTTTTGCTGCGGTATTTTTTCTCCCCCTAGATACATAGATTACAAAATTACTAAATTTTTCATTACGTTAGAACATCTATTCATTTTTATTGCCTATATTATAAATATAACACCTAATTGTAGTTATTATCAAACCAACTATCAACAGATCTATCCTCTAACACCTCTTTTACTTCAGCATTATACAATTCCCTTGTATGATACATTCCAATCATTAACGCCATAACCCGGTCAAAGTTGCCTTTATAGTTAAACTTAATAAGCTCTTGAAGTAGTGCTAAATCATAGATCTTATGCATATTCAAAACCGTAGTGCCGTCTTCATTTGTAGAGCGCACAGCATTTAACCAATCACGGATATACAGTTCACCTTGTCTTTTTCTAGCTTCGGTAGTATGCATACCATACTGGCGCTTTACATTTTTAGAACGCAGATCTTTTTTATCTAGCATTTCAAACTCTACCTGCAGCTTGTGCAACTTCCTATGTTGTTTAGCGTATTGGATCACAGCTCCGCGATCATTCTCAAAACCAATCTTAGCATTGTAATAATCAGCAAGCATAAACAGATTCCTATTATATTCGTCTTGCGTGTGTGGTCGTCCGACATAGCTAGCTACAATTAAATCATCAGGCTGACTGATATTATTTACTCTTTTAATTACATATGCAGCCCCTAACGAAGAAGAATCTGCAGATTGATTTTGTCCATACGGGTCATGGCAAACTAAATATAAGTTATGTGGAGTCTGCCCAGAAGAATTTTTATAAGGTCCTTCATAGACAATAACTCCCCCGTGAAGATTGTCTTCCTTTCTATGAGGAAATCTTAGTATAGGTTTAATATCCCCATCCACTGAGAACTGAATCTTATTGTCTTTTCCATAGTACAATTTTCCAGCTGTCCCAATAGTATGTAGATCATTTACTTTAACTTTATTATACTGCTCTTGTAAAGATGCTATATCAAATAGGTTAGAGGATACTTGTAATGTCGCTTCCCTAGGATTGGAAGGATGCTCAGCTATATATTGATCGTACGCCTTGGGATCATTAGTGCCTTTCTTCTTGGTCCTGTTCTCTAGCTCAAACGCTTGTGCAGGTTCTACAAGCGAATTACCATCATCATCTATAAACCCTTCTAGATTTTCGTGGATAGGAACAAAATGCCCACACACAGTGCCCATTGCTCCGTCGTCCCACTCGTTCTCAAAAGCTAAACAGTCATATGAGTCAGGATTATAAAACAATTCTTCCATACCCTCAAAGTCTGCTCCTTCTGTACCGCCTGTACCAAAGGCTACCATCGTACCAAGAGTCTTAGAACCTTGTCTCATAGTTGGCATTGCTACCTCCCATGCTTTTAACAGACCTGGAAATGCACCAGCCTCCTCAAAGAAAATAAGCTCCCCCGCTTTACCACGTACTTTATCTGGAGCATCCTTTAATGACACTCCCATAATCTGTGATTTCATCCCTAACTCGACATCTGCTCCGTTTACATTCTTTTTATATCCAGACATCTTATTCATCTCCCTATCCCTAAGTCTAGGCTGCGTCCATGCAGTATTATCATCTACAAATGAGAGGATTTCCCAAGCCTTTGACAGAAGACCGTCTCCAATTAAGTATTCTTTCTGCCCTGCAAATACGTAATTCTTACTATTGCGAATATGGAAGTAATTCCTAGCAAGCATCGCAGCTGCTTTATACGAATAACCTTTACGACGCGCCTTTAAAACCGTCATATGTTTATTCTCTCTTCTGCACTGGTCTATTGCAGTAAAATATTTAAAGTCTCCATCGTAAAATGCAGGAAACGTACGTTCTCTTCTAGCTATAACTGTACCATCTGGCAATTCCTCATCAACAGATCTGTCAATGGGGCAGTAATTTAAATAAAAATAATGATTACCTGTAATTACAATCTCATCCTCTTGGCCTTCCCCTACAGTATACCCGTAGACGCAACGATGACGTTCTCCATCCCAGTAATCGTAATATTCTTTGGTATTAGGAAGAGCATTTGTATAATATCCGTGCTCCATGTAATGTAAAGCAGCAGGTCTTAGTCTATCGGTACCTTTAAACATCTATTTCTAATCTTTAGCAACTTCGCGCACTTCTCATATTCTTCTATTGAAGACATATACTCTATAACTAAGTCGATAGTCCCAGGATCTCTTCCGTCACTCTCTAGCGGATCAAAAGGAAGGTAGAAATTCTCCAAATCCCCAGTATCTTCATATCTAAAGAAAACATCATCGAGAGTCAATTCTCTGGTAATTAAACCATAAGCATTTTGCATTGACTCTTCGTATCTCTGTATATCTTCTAAAAAATCCACTATTGACTGTACTTATTAACCTCGACTCCTCCTCTATTGCTAGATTGAACCTGCTCTTCTTTCTTAACGAGATCTTCTAGTTTGGTTATTCCATTAACCACATCCCCCATTTTTGAAAGATTAGCAACAAGGTCCTTAGCAGCAAATATAGGCTTTCCATTATCATCAGTCAAGGTCAAATCAACTTCTTTGAAATATTTCTCCAATTTTACTACAGACTCTCTAGCAGCTTTTAGTAATCTAACTGCAGAAGTCTCTTTCAATTTTTTATATTTATCGCATGCAGCTAGTATGGTAGCATCCGGCGCCCACTTACTTTCCCCAAACACACTTAACTTAACTTCATCTGGCCGCCTGACTTCATCGTATATCGCAAACGGAGACTTGTGATCGCATAAAAAGTACACATACGCTAACTCTTTTGTAGACTTATCCTTACCCTTACTCTTATCCCTGCTAACTACCTTAGAGAACTCCTCAATAGTTAGTACATACGGAGAAGGTATAGCTACATTATCACTTATCGTTAACAGATCCATCCTTTTTCTTTTTTCTTTTAGTTACACAATCCACTCTTCCCTTCTTTACCCAGAAATTACCAAAATAGGGAAGACGTATAGCATCCATAGTTTCGTCTCGCATAATCTTAGCAACATATTTAAACTGCGAATTGATAATATCCTCTACAATACTAAGAGGTAAATTATACTTACTCGCTAAGTTCTGAATCAGTGCTTTCTTCGATCTTGCCATATGACATTAATTGTGGTGCCCACTTTTTCTTTGGACATGTTGTTGTTTTCCACTTTGCTTTATGCTCTAATAAACAGCCGCAAGCTCCGCATCTAGATTTTTCCTCTATAAAAAATTCGCACCCTTCACAAATACTCAGTCTTCTAGAATATTCCTCCAAGGATACATTGGGAGCTCCTTCAGCTACATACTTAGTTAACTCTTTGGTAAAGTTCTTAGTCATTTGCCATACACTTGGCAATTTAGGTTTCTTCTTACTCATTGGATAAATAATTCATCGTGTGGCACTTTCTCAGTAAGGACACTTAGCACCTTGCCTTCCGCGTCCTGGCAGATTGCAATAAACCACGGCTCGTGATAAAATTGGGTCATGACTATTCCTGGTGGCATATCATTTTCCCCATTGGATATTAACTTGTACACTCTCAGTATCTGTATTTAATAGCTGGTTTAAAACATAATTCCTTCCATCCTTATAAATCGCCCTTTTATCTTTAAACTTTTTAACATAATTGTTAAGCGTATTAAAATCACTAATACCCAAAGCTCTGGCTGCAGCTTTCTTATTTCTTGATGTACACAAATTCTTTTCTTGTGTAACCTGATTACAATCAACAAGTGCTGCTAGGACTCTCAACTCCATATCTGTTAAGTTAAAGATTCCATTCCATAACTGCAAATACTTAAACGTAGAATTTACCTTAATCGTTATTTTTTGGTTCATCTTGTGTTGGATTTTTAATTTCTTCTTCTACCGCCTCAGCATGTGGAAGCTGCATACAATAGTTGTAGAGAACTTTCTCCTTATCCGTATGCTTCTTCTTAGAGTGGTAGATCTCTAGATAGTTATATAACGCCAGAGTATGATTCCCCAGCTGATTCTCAAGTTGAGCAATAACCTTATACACGTTATTATCTATCTTATACTTAAGACCATCTACAGTGATCTTCTTTTTAGGTTTCTTTTTCGTCTGTATCATCTTCTACTATTACTTCTATTACATATTCATAATCACCAATATATACCTTTACATCCCAGGTAGCTGTTGTATTGTCATTTGACCACATAGTTAATTTCTCTTCAAAATCCATCATTAATTCGACTAGTTCATCTAAACACTCTGTTACAAACCTAGTTTTTATCATCCGTAAATTGTATTCTCGCTCTTCCATCCTCTAGTATAATCTTCGCGGACGTAGATTGCTTATTAAATTCTGCCACATACGGTTCTATGTCAGAACGACTAGTCATGAAACTCAGAAAGACCGCCATTTCTTTAGCAGCCCTTTTGGTACTAGTTGTCAAAGCATCAGCTTTCTCCTGGTGCTCTATCAACTCATGATAGTCATCTAACGATATTGTTACAGTCCCTGCAGGCTTCACTTCTCAATCTTTCCAAGTATTTGAAACTCATTCACAAACAAATGAGGGACCTCATCGATATGTATAAGCATAGCTTCAGACGTAGGATCTACCATTACAGTATCACCTATCTTAGTCTGCCTACAATCCGGACCTACGGCCAGAACCTCTAAGATGTTAGTTTGTAATTTTTTTGCTGTCTCGTCATCTAAGTAAATGCCGGACTTTGTCTTCTTTGCAGAAGGTTGAGGTAGTACCACCCATCCACCAAAAGGTGTAAAATTGACTTTCTTCTTTGTCATCGTCTATAAAATTAGTTCGATACAAAGTTATAATAAAAAAGTTTACAGTTGCAAGAAAAGTTTAATTTTTTTTCTGAATTGGACACAGGTACCCCCTTGGGGATCCTAATTTCAATCGGAATTTTACCTTTAGCAGTGCTCTCCATCTTTGCAGAAGGACCAAGGGACACTAAGACTAGTGTTAATTCACCGCACCTACCTGTGTGCAATGTGTCCCAACCAAGGTTATATCCTTTCTTTTCAAGGCTATGGGAGAAAATTTCCTACTGGTGATTCGCTGTCTCAGCGTTTTCTCAGCGTATTCCTAGGGCCATATTACAATGACATTACTAGGTATAAATCCCACGTCTGACCCCCTACTGCTCTTTCGATCCTCAGGGGTGATACTCCTGGCAAGGAGTGCCTTTTCGTATGCAAAGTTAGACAAATTATTTCTATCTACCTTGCTCTTAATGCTTTTTTTTAACTTCCGCAATTTAAACATTCATCTGGATCATCCATATTACATGAAATCTCTCCACTTTCAATTTTATCTTCTTGTTCTTGTAACCTCTTAGGATCTAAAAAACTCACTTCTTCATACTTGTTCTTATAATAATTTTTTTGAGGGGGAGTGGATTTTTTAGTCATAGGACGGCAAAGATATTATATCCCTATCAAAAAAACAAGCACCATTATCAAAATATATATGGCAGCACTTAAATCTAATTTCTTTTCCATATATCAAACATACATCTTCTACTAGATCAGTATGTTAAGCTAACGTTAAATTTTCCCAGGGAAAAAATTTTTTGGTGGAGGATTTGTGAGCGTGTAGACCAACACCGACAAAGACCCCCACTAAGTTACGGAGTTTGGGATACCCCCGGACATTAATCTAAAATCATTCACATGTTAGTAGCAATCACTAAAGTCCTAGACAAGACTGTAAACCGTCACGGAGTTCCATGTAGAGTAGGCTTCACAGGAGACTACATCGATGAGGCTGGCGTATACCACGACAGTAAGCTCGTGTATACTGAAAATGAATCTATCTTTGATAAGTTCGTTGTTGGTTTGCAGGTTAGTATGTAAAGTTAGCACCTTCGGGTGCTTTCTTTTTGTAGCAAGTAGCAGGCAAGTAGACTAGGTTAAGACTAGATTAACACCTACAAAGGCTAACACCTACAAAAACCCTCACTATATTACGGAAAGAGAGTGATTGTGGTAACTAACCATCATCTACCACTTTTTCCCACTTTTTAACCTCTTATCTATCTATTAACATTGTATAATATATCACTCATCATGAAAAACCTTAATTTTAACCTCAAAGATTTTGCACTTTTAATTGCACTTTTTACTTTAGTTTCTTTATCACTTAGTAGTTGTTCTTCAACACACGGAATAAAAGATGGTACTGGAAGCAATGACGGCGCAAGTTGGGGAATGGAAAGAAGATGTGGAAAATGAAGCTAGAAAGCTTTACAATCGTATTTAATGGTAATGAAGCCATTTAAACAGCAAGTGATAAATGTGGAAGTCAGTACTCTAAGACCGGCATCAGACGAACACGAAGGAACGCACCTCTGCTGTAATCATTAAGAAAGGACGTGATATTCGTCGTATTCCTAAGCATGAAGACAAACTGCTTTATTTTATTAATCTAAAATTCATTCAAATGTTAAAATTTATCTTTCAAAAGATTAGCAGAAGTATAGTATTACTTACTGCAGCATGTATTTCTTTTGTGATTGTACATTGTATTTTCACAACATTAATATCATTATTTGGAGACCAATCTTGGTCTTGCATCTTCCAATCAGGAACAGTAGTATTATCATTGATAACTACAGCAGGAATACTTGCTCATTGTTATCAAGAGTATAACAAACGTTATAGGAAATTTACAAGATGATGCGATATTTTATAAATTTCTTAAAAGTGAATGGAATAGCACTATCGTGCTTTCTGTTCACTCTATTTATTATAATCCTATTGGGTTATAACTTTTATTCACACTATTAGACTTATATTATGAAAATACTATCATTTCTATTACTTGCGATTGCTTTAAGTAGTTGTAGCATAATGCAAGACTCTTTAACTCATCAACAGAAGTTAGAGAGAGCTAAGATAGAGCATCAAATAAATACGCTCTACAACGATTACAGCTATGTCTCTGATTCATTGATGACTGAATATTATAACATCGGAAAACAATGATTACAGACCCAAGCTCTAGGCGTTACAAACACTTCACTATGTGGATATGGATTATCAACATAGCATTTTTAACTTATATTCTTTGGAACGTATGAAACTATATGAACTCAACATTAAACTACTCAAGGCTCAACAACAGCAAATAGAAACATTGACGCATGACCTTGAGATTTTTAAAGATTTATGTAAGAAACTATCTGCACCAATTAAGAAAGAAAAGAAGAAAAAGAAAAAACCAGAAACCATTTAAAACCATTATTTATGTCGCTATATAGCTACGATGAGGAACTTATGTTAACTCCTTGCGATAAATACATCGCTGAAGAACATTTTAACGACTGTCTAACAGAGGAAGAACATTATCCAAGCCATAAGTTTGGAGATGTTAGTACTTCTGATATAGATATTTGGATAATTTCGCAAATTGCAGAGTTAGACAAGGATAGCGATATAGCTACATTTTAAACATTTTTACCACATTGTAGGAACTATGGAAAGGAACTGCAGTGTGTTTTTACATTTTTATTCATTTATTAATTTTTATTTATCATGGAAGAGAAAAACACTCTTAACAGTGGCGATCTTAAATCGCTAAAGCTTGGTCAAACTTTATTGACTAGATTTCGTAGAGTAGCCAATGGATTTATTTCTATTGAGTTAGCAGAGGTTAAAGAAGGCAATAGCGGCGTGTCTGCCGCATATGTATTTAACAAGTCTGATAGCAGATTTACTCGAAACAGCGCTCGTCGTGCTTGGCAGAATGGTACAGCCTCAGATTTAGAGGTTGCACTTGGTGTATCATTATCAGATGATGCAGGTTGGACACTTGACGACAACGGAAATGAGGTATTAGTAGTTAATATCTTAAATCCTACCGTAACTTTTGAGGGACAGCAGTTCCCAATGAGAGTTCAAATTGTAGAATCAATTGAGGCTGACGATTATAGAGCAGCAAGAGTTGAGACTATGGCTAAACGTAAAGGAAAGGACGGAGACTTCATTCTACACAATGGAGAGTACATCTTTACTTACTCTAGTATCGTATTCAATGAGCCTAATGATGTGCTTTTGAATGCAGATACTCCAGTTGTATTGCCTAAGACTGAAAAGACAGAGGCAATGGTTGACACTACTACAGGTGAGATATTCTCATAATTAGTATAAAGAAAATGGGTATATCATTTGTTTGGTATACCCGTTTTTATTATATTTGTAGTAAAGTTATAAAGGAATTTTTAACACTTTTATCTAATTATTTGATTATGAAGAACATAATTATCAATAACGGGAAGACAACAGTAACCATTTCTGCTTGTCATAACGTTACAGTTTCAGAAAAGTCGATTACTATTGACTTAATCACAACCTCGACTAAAACCTATGTACCTAAAAGTACAAAGACTGCGGGTAAGCGTAGAGGTCGTCCATTAGGGTCTAAGAATAGAAAAAAGACTTCGATGAAGAAATAAACATTGTGAATGATGTTTAGATAGCGGTATTAGGGGACTTCGGTCCCCTTTTACTTCTTTAACCCTTTAATAATTAAGATTATGGCTAAAATGAAAGATTTATATCACATGTTACAAACAGGTGAGTATTATAAATACAAAGAGGCGTATGAATTAGCAGAAGCTGAAGGAGTTACAGAGTATTTATATAAAGGACAGAAAGTATCTACAGCTCTTGCTAAATACAAAGTAGATTTCGTAGAATTATTTTTAAAAAGTTTAACAGATGATAACATTCGTGACAAAAGCACCATCCACCCATACTTCATTTCAGAGCGGGACTATAGATGATGTTGTAGATTACTGTAGTAGTGTTAAAGTCCTTGGTGTCGATACAGAAACTGAGGGCTTTGATTTTACATGTAAGAAGATGATTATGTTCCAGATTGGGGACGAACATCAGCAATTTGTAATAGATACAAGGTTTGTAAGCATTGAACCTTTAAGAGAGATACTTGAGAGCAAAGACATCATCAAGATATTTCACAATGCCAAGTTTGACTACAAGTTCATTAAGAAATGGGCTAATATAGATGTATACAATGTATACGATACATACCTTGTAGAAAAGGTAATTACATGTGGAAAAGAGTTACGTTATGGTCTATTGCATTTATGTGATAGATACTTGAACGTAAAATTAAATAAAGAAGTACGAAATCAATTTGTAGGCTTAACTGGTCAACCATTTAGAGATGATCAGATAGTTTATGGCGCTAAAGATGTAGAATACCTTCTACAGATTAGAGAAAAGCAACTACCTAGTATTACCAAATATAATCTTGAGAATGTTGTGGAGCTTGAAAACAGAGCAGTATTATCATTTGCTGATATTGAATACAATGGTTTAGATATTGACAGAGATAGCTGGGAAGTTATTGCAAAACGTAGTGAAGAAGAGGCTCTTACAATGAGAGGAGCATTAGATATAATGATTGTAGAGAATTCTAAATTACAGAAATTTATATCTACAGTTGTACAAACAGATTTATTTACTGACTTTGATGACATTAGAAAGATTGATGTTAAATGGACATCACCTAAGCAGGTGCTTGAAGTATTTCAAACATTAGTCCCTAAACTAGAGAATGTTAATGGAAAACAAATGTATAAGTATAGATACAAGTTTCCTATTATAGATATGTATGTAAAATACAAAGAGAAGATGAAGCTTGCTACTAGTTATGGTAAGGATTTCTTCAAATTTGTATCTAGTGATGGTAAAATACACACTAGTTTTAATCAGATTTTAGATACAGGTAGAGTTGCTAGCAGAAAACCTAATATGCAACAGATACCTGCAAATAATAGTTTTAGAAACTGTTTTATTGCTCCTGAAGGATGGTGCTTTGTTTCATCGGATTATAGTTCTCAAGAGTTGAACGTCATCGCTTTTGGTAGTAAAGATCCTGTATGGATAGACGCTCTTCAAAGAGGACAAGACTTGCATAGTGTATGTGCAGATCTAGTTTATGGTAATGAATGGTTAGCTAGTGCTGAGGATGATTGTAACTACCTTGTAGCTAAAGGAAAGTGCAATTGTCCCCAGCATAAGATACTTCGTACTAATGTTAAGACAATTAACTTTGGCTTAGCATATGGTATGGGACCTCATAAGTTAGCAGATACACTTAATATTAGTACAAAGGATGCGGAAGCATTGATTGTTAAATATTTTGAGGCATTCCCTGCAATTGGTGGATTCTTAGATAAGCTTGGCAACTTCGGTAAGAAGTTTGGGTACATCAAGACATTTCCTCCATATAATAGACGACGTTGGTTTCCCAACTGGTATCCTAAAATATGGAATAGTGTGTCAGATAAGATGGAGCTTGGAAGTATTGAGAGGGCTTCAAAGAATACACCAATTCAAGGGGCTTCTGCAGACATGACTAAGTTAGCTCTTATTCATATGAGAGACTACATAAAAGCAAATAATGCGCCAGTTAAATTAGTAATGACAGTGCACGACCAGATTGATACAGTATGCAAAATAGAGTATGCACCTATTTGGGTCGAAGCAATGACAGGATACATGGAGCATGCTGCAAAACAAGTTGTTACAAATGGTTTGCTTAAGGCAGACACAAATATTTCAAAATCATGGGAAAAATAGATATGCTGAAAGAGGCTAAAGTAATAGATACTGCTTGTGTTAAAATTTTAGCAACCGTCTCTCGTCTAACTGATGTGTCTATAAGAGAGATGAGAGGTAAAACGCGGGCTCACGATGCTGTTGAGGCTCGTAGAATTTGTATGGTATTGATAAATGATAAACTTAAATATACTTGTACAAGGATTGGTAGGGTTTTTAATAGAGACCATGCAACTGCTTTACATGCTTTTAAAGTACATGCAAACCTAATGGATGTTGACAAGAACTATCAAGAGTTTTATAGTGTTTGTGCAACCGCAGTTGGCATAGAAAAGATGTCAGATGCCAAGGATAGGCAAGATATTATTTTAAAGATGGGAGCAAGAATAGAATTTTTAGAGGCAGAAAACGAAGAATTATTAGAGCAGATTAAAGAAATTAAAACTGTATTAACGTAAATATTATTTAAAATGGCTGAAAAAGAAATTGAATTAGAAGGAGAATGGACGGTGACTGTACAGTATGATTTTGATCCAGGAGAACCTGAGATTCCTTATTATCCTGACGGCAGTGGACATCCAGGAAGTCCTGCTAGTGTTAGTGTGTATGCTGTTTGGGCTACACTTCCTGATACGAGTAAGAATTTAGTAAAAGTAAATGTTATGGATTTTCTATCAGATACTGGTGTGCTTCATATAGATGATATGGAGGCAAGTATTTTAGAAGACGAAAAAGAAAATTATTTTGATCATGAAGACTAATGTAAATAGTAAATCGATAGAGTCATATAAGACATTGTCCAAGGATAATACACTAACCAAAAGACAAGTTGAAGTACTTGTCTGTTTAAAGAATGAGTTAGGGCAAGCAACAAATCGTATGATTGCTAAAAAACTTGGCTGGGACATTAATAGAGTAACTGGACGTGTAACAGAACTTAGAGATAAAGGACTTGTTACACATGCAGGAGACTATTATGATACAGAAACAGAAAGAACAGTGAACTTATGGAAGTGCAGTTAACAATGTCGGACGTAAATAAAATTAAAGATGCAGAACAAAGAAAAGCTCTTAATTTGTGGGCTAAAGCTGGGTTTACCGGTAGTATTATTGCTGGCACTGGCTTTGGTAAGTCCAGGTGTGGAGTTATTGCAATTGGGAAAGTTCTCGATAGTATTGATTCTGGCTTGGGTCTTGTCTTAGTCCCAACGGTACAATTACAAGAACAATTCAAGGAAGAATTTTCTAAATGGGGATATGAACATGTGCTTGATCGAGTAGATATTATCTGCTATCAAAGCGCTTATAAATATGTAGGAAAGCATTATAATATAGTCGTTTGTGATGAAGTTCACTTGGGATTATCCCCAGAGTACCGTAAATTCTTTGAAAATAATACATATGATAAGCTGCTGTGTATGACAGCAACTTTACCAGAAGAAAATGAGTATAAGTTACATTTATTTAAATTGGCTCCTACTATTTATAGGATCTCTTTAGATGAATGTGTAGACTTAGGTCTTGTATCTTCTTATGATATTATTTGTGTGCCTATTAAATTGACTCAAGATGAACAAGAAGAATACAAAAAGATAAACAATAAGTTTGTTTATTGGAAGTATAAACTTGGAGATTTTGATGCATTTGATAATGCAAAGCAAATTCTTGCAAATAAGAATGCTTCTCCTCAGGATAAGCAAGCAGCTGCAAGATTTTATGCATGTATTAGAGATAGGAAAAGGATTGTAGATTTTGCAACCAATAAAGTCGCAGAGTTACAAAAGATTGTGCTAAAGAACTTGGATAGTAAAATGTTAGTATTTGGAGGAGCTAACGCTTTTACAGATACATTGACAGAGTCTATTCAACCCTTTGCTTTAGCCTACCATAGTGGTAAGACTAAAAAGCAGAGAAAGGACGCATTAGACAAGTTTAAAGACGGGTCTATCCGCGCCTTATGTTCTACGAAAGCTCTTAATCAAGGGCTGGATGTACCTGATGCTAGCATTGGAATAGTATGTGGACTGACTAGTAAAGCTTTATCAATGATACAGCGAATAGGCAGGCTTATAAGATTTCAAGAAGGCAAACAAGGTAAGGTCTACATTTTATATGTAGAGAATAGCCAGGAGGAAAAGTGGCTAAAAAATAGTGTTAGAGGATTGAAAAATATTACTTGGTTACAGAGCTAAATGCTTTGTAATCAGGTACTATTTTCGTAAATTTGTAAAGATTATGCAAGTAGAGATTGATATTGATTTATTACTAGATAGTGATATAAGTGCTGATGATTATTTGGCTTTATATGCATTATATAGAAAGGGGTATAAAATCCTAGGCCGTCTGAACTTGTCCCCAAATTGGGAGCAGTTACAGAAAAAAGGATTTGTTAAATTAGGAGAAAAGATAGAAGACCATATAGTTAGACAAGAATTTATAGATTTATTCTCAAGTGATTTTGATCAGATGTTTGTAGAGCTTTTAGGCGCATATCCACTGAAAGTGAAAACTAAGCATGGTAGTGTAAGAGTATTACGTGCAGCTGATCCCGATAGCAAAGCAAACAAGAAAGCAAAAGATAGATATAATAGAGTTGTAGGAAATAAAAGATTTATACATAATAAGATTTTAAAACTGTTAAAGAAGCAGTTAAAGGTTGAGCGGAGTAGTTTAGAATACATGCAAAGCTTGGAAGTTTGGATTAATAATCATACTTGGGAAAAGTATACCAATATAGACGACAATGGAGGAAGCGCCGAAGAAAGTAGAATTACAAGAAGATTATGATGTATTTAAAACCAGAGGATTTCAAAAAATAGACAAAGCAGTTAATCAGTCAATAGCAATCGTTAAAGAAGCTAAGCTTGGAAAACGAGATGTATTACGGACTTCCTGGAAACGTTTAAATAGGAATTTACTTGGTGGATTACAAAAAGGTAAGCTTTATGTAATAGCTGGACGCCCTGGAGTGGGTAAGTCAGCATTTAGTAATCAATTAGTATTTGATGTCTTAGATACTAATAAACACAAAAAAGTTAGAGTTCTTTATTGGACTTTTGAGATGCCGGGCTACCAACAGGTAATGCGTAGTGCCTCAAAAGATGTAAAGAAACAAATGGGAGAACTGCTATCAGTAGACTCTCCATTATCTGATGTAGATTTTAGACTATATGCAGGTAAAGTTCAGAAGTATGGCAAATATGCTATTTACTTTAATAATATACCGCGTTCAATGGAATTCATTATGAATACTAATGAGGAGGTATTTAATCAGCACCCAGAAGATACAGTCATAAACTTGTTTGACCATTCTCGTCTAGTTAGAGGGAATGAGGACACAGAACTTAAACGATTGAATACTATTTCAAAGGGTTGTATGTGGATGCAATCAAAACTTGGAGTAGTAAATATTCTTTTGTCTCAGCTTAATAGAAATATTGAGCAAGAACATAGAGCTAAAAATCAATACCAACCACTATTAACAGATTTGTTTGGAGGTGATAGTATTGGTCAAGATGCGCATGTGGTTATGATACTTAACAGGCCATTTGATTTATATGGTATTACAGATAAATATTGCGGCGAAGAGCCAAAAGGCTTATTAGCTTGTCATGTTGAGAAGAATCGTGATGGTTTACTTGGGATGATAGGATACGAAGCAGATATGAGTACGTTCACTATTAAAGAGAGAAGTTGATGAATAAAGATAAAACTATAGCTAATCAAGCTAAGAGAAAAAAAGAAGTCCACGCTTTCGGTATGCTAAAAGCAAACGAAAAGACTATAGCTAATCAAGCTAAATTGATAAAAGAGCTATGGAGTAAGTATAGTAAGGTGCGTAAAACACTTTCTGTTCATTATCCAGAAATTTATAAAAGAGTAATTAAAGATGATTAAGATGGAGTTACCAAAGAAGAAGGTTAAAGCGAGCCGTAAATCGCCTAAGAATATGATAATCTATGGTCCACCAAAGATTGGTAAGACCTCAGTATTAGCACAATTAGATGATTGCCTAATTATTGACTTGGAAGAAGGTTCAGATATGGTTGATGCCCTTAAGGTTAAGGTCACTAATTTAAAAGAACTTTCTGAGGTTGGTAAGGCAATTATGAAAGATGGAAAACCATATAAATATGTAGCAATTGACACTATTTCTAAATTAGAGGAATGGTGTGAAGAAGATGCTAAGAAACTTTATATGGCTACACCTATGGGTAAAAACTTTGAACAGAAGAATCCGGGGATGTCAATACTATCACTGCCCAATGGCGGAGGCTATCTTTATTTAAGGATAGCATATAAGAAGTGGATAGAAAGATTGAATAAACTGGCTGACCATGTTATTTTAGTTGGACACTTGAAAGATAAGATGCTTGAAAAGAAAGGAAAAGAAGTTGCTGTAAAGGATCTTGATTTAACTGGAAAGATTAAGCAGATTACATGCGCAAATGCTGACGCTGTTGGATATATCTACAGAGAAGATGATGAGACTATGATTTCATTTAATTCTTTAGAAGACGTAACAGCTGGTAGTAGATGCGATCACTTAAAGGGCCAGACCATGCCTTTAGAATGGTCAAAGATTTTTATAGATTAATTAACCGCTTTAAAAGTAAAAAAATGATTGAAGCAAGAACTAATGGTGTGGACACGACACCTCAGGCAGAGACGCCTCAAACTATTACAGTGTCAATGATCCTAGAGGATCTAGATAGTGGAACGGATCGTTCTGGTATTCAAACAAAGTACGGCCTAAAAAGCTGGGAAGTAACAGAAATGTTTAAGCACCCTAAACTTAAAGGTCGTAAAGCTAAGAAAGTAAGGAAACTTTCTTTTGACTTTGTAGATGATACTGACACGCCAGAAACTAATCAGATGAGTATTCCTGTAGATAATTCTATAGCTGAAGGTTTTCATAACACGGCTGATCTAAGAACTCAGGATGCAGTAGAAGACGAATTAGAATTTTAATTTTAAAAGTAGACAGATATGGCTATTAAAAGTAATGAATCAACCCAAGAGGTTGTAGGTGGAGGCATCAAATTGTACTCCGGCCTTAGTAATTTTAATGTTATTGCAGTAAATCCTACTATGGATGAGTTGCATAAGTTAGGAATCATGGTTAAAGCTGAGCCTAACTATTATGTGGAATTTAGCGGAGAAGAGTACTTTAAAGTAACTTTTTGGGTAAAAAATGAAGATTTAACTACTCGATTAGAAGTTTTAGTGAATTCTAAGCCTCGTGTTTCACAAAGTGGAAAGAATCAATGGATCAATAATATTGGTCAATCAACCTGGTCTGAAGAAGCTCCTCAATATGAGTGGTGGAAGTCAGAAGGAGAGCGTCACGCATTAACAGGAGAGGAAACTCTAATTAACTTTGTTAAGACATGGGCTAACGTTGCTAATGGAGATGAAGTATTCTTTGATTCTATTGTCAAAATTGTTAAAGGTGATATAACTGAAGTTAAAGCTTTGGTAGGATTGCTTGAGAACAATCAGGTAAGACTTTTAATTGGTGTTAAAGATGGTAAATATCAGTCTGTATATATGAAAGTATTTGGACGTATTAAGCCACAAAGAGATGACATCTTTATTAAGAATCTTAATGATGATTATGGTGCCTTTAATGCAGAATTCAATTCAGATCTAGTGTGGGGAACTTTTGTACCTGAACTAGCTGTTGTAACTCCTGATACTGAAGAAGGAGAAACAGTTTCTGAAGACGAAGACTGGGTATAATTTAACAAATCGTAAGAAGTGGGAGTTACAGTTTTGTAGCTCCCATTTTTTATTTAAATTCGCAAGCTCATGATTAAAAATAGACATAGTGAAGACCATCTTTCCAAAGAGTTGATTTTAAATAAGATACGAGAGATTGATATTTTTAGTTACTATTGTAACTCATTCAAAGAGCTAGGTAAATATTTTTGTAGTGAGCTTCGTGAGGATAAGAGTCCAGGTGTAAACATTGTTCAGTGGAAAGGCAAGTTGCTTTATAAAGACTTTGCGCATCCTGATCACACTTTTGACTGCTTTGCTTATGTTATGGAAAAATATTCTTGCGGATTCTACGACGCTCTTAGGATAGTTGATAATGATTTTCAGTTAAACCTGGCTTCACATAAGGCAGAGATTCAATTTACTATGGGGTATCTTGGATTAAGAACTAAACGAAAAGAAAGTCCTAAAAAACTTGTCATTATTAAAAAGAAATCTCGAAAGTGGATGAAAAAAGATGCAGAGTTTTGGTCAAAGTATTTGATCAGTAAAAAGACTTTGACTATCTTTGGCGTTTCCCCTATATCTCACTATTGGATCAATGAACGTAGGTTCAGCGGTGCGCTTAGTTATGCATATAGGATTGGAACTAAATATAAAATTTACTCCCCCTATGAAGAGATTAAATGGATTAGTAATACGACTAAAAAGCATATACAAGGATATGATCAGCTTCCTGAAAAGGGAAACCTCTGCATCATCACCTCAAGCCTTAAAGACGTCATGTGTTTGTACGAAATGGGAATCCCAGCAGTTGCGCTCCAGTCGGAGATGCAAATGCCAGAAGAAAGCCTTATTCAAGAACTCAAAGGCAGATTTAAAGAGATAGCGCTTTTTTATGATAATGATTTTACTAATGTACATAACCCAGGACAATCAATGGCTAAGAAGATTATCAATAAATATGCTCATAGTACGAATATATATTCGCCAACTATAAGTAATATTGTAATTCCTGATGATTATCAAGTCAAAGATCTTTCTGATTATATAGCAAAATTTAACTCTTTTGGAGGATTAAGAACATTAATTGAACTACAGACATGGCAACAAGGCCCCCCGGTAATTATAGATACGACACGAATCAAGCAGTGAGAAAAAAAATAGATAATATATTAAGAGAATGTGCATCTATTTTTGCTAACTTGCATATGAATAATAAGTATGACCTTGGTACTCGCGAAGCTGCAAAAGCAGAAGAGCGACGATTAATAGACAAAATAAAGGATATTGACGAAGATTTTTACCACGATTGCTTATATATCCCGCGCAGTGAAAAGAAGACAGAGAAAGCCTCAGAATAAGAAAGTTAGGAATGCAACTACTAAAGTCTACAAAGGCATTAAGTTTCGTTCTAAGCTAGAACTGTTTACATACAGAAAACTTGAAGATGCAGGTATTAAAGCCTTGTATGAAAAGAAAAAGTATGTACTGCAGGAAGGGTTTCGCTATCCTGCTACTGTATATGAGCCCCATAAAACAAAGGGCTATGTGTCAACTACAACTAAAATTAGGGATATTACTTATACTCCTGACTTTGTTGACCCTCAAGGAAGATGGATCATTGAAGTTAAGGGGTTTGCTAATGATGTTTTTCCACTTAAATGGAAAATGTTTAAAGATCACTTAATGCAACAGGAGAACCCTCCTGTATTGTTTTTGCCTAAGAATCAAGGGCAAGTATTAAAAACTATAGAGCTTATTCAAGACATAGAAGGAGCTACAGTTTTATAAGTGGGATAAAGTGAAAGTCGTCTGGCGCCTGCAAAGTACGGCTTTGTTAAATTAAACTTTTTAAAGGGATAAAACTATGTTACGGTTGTAAAGCCCTTCCCTCCTTCTTTTTATTAACTACTTAATTTAAAATTTTATGAATTATTCAGCTGGCCTCGTCCTACAATTGGACGTGCTAGGGATTGATATGTCTATTAGTCCTGACAATACAAGAATACAATTAGAAGATTACTATGATACAACTAAAGACAATGTCTTTGGATACATAGAAGATCTTACAGAGTTTAACCAAATTATTATACCAGTTTATGGTGTAAAGTATTTTATACTAGTAAAAGAGGCGTATGGGAAGTTTATGGAGGAGTATAATAGATATTTAGATTGTGAACAATTAAAACAAGATTTAGATGAAATCAGAGAAACTTCAAGAATGGCAAGACAACTTAAAGAGAGGTGCGCCAATACGGATATTATACAATCATTGTGAACTAATAGGGGTATTTGTTACCTGGAAAGACTATTCGTATAACAAAGGCTGTGAATATATGTGCGTTCCTTATTGGGGAGATGATAGTTCAAAAGTAGCTAACTGTCAACGCCGAGGAAACTATTTAGATAGAATTCTAAATAATAGCGAAGAGCGTATTAAGCCTCTCGATGAGCAATGGCTTAGTGAAACAGATAAAAAGTGTTTAGAAATATTAAAAAATAAGATTTATGAGTATTAAAACAATTGATAAACAGATCAAAGGATCTGAAGGCGTTGCTAAGAAAATTAATAAAGGCGCCGAGAAAATGGTCTTTGATATTTTGCAAGCTACTCAATATTCTACTCCTATTCCTTCTACCGTAAGAGAACTTACAACTAATGGTTGTGACGCCCAGCGTGAGAAAGAAATGGCTATAGAAATATTGACTGGCCAAGCAAAAGAAGAAGATTACTATATTAAGCGTGATGGCGCTCAATATGCAGACAGTAATTTTGACATAGGATACTATGACATTAACCACCTGGATGCAATAAACAATTATGTAACTGTTACATACAAAGAGAACGAAGGAACGGGTTTTTGTGACACAGTTACTATTCAGGACCACGGTGTGGGCATTGGCCAAAGAAGATTAGAAGGTGTGCTAGAGCTAGGGTATTCAACCAAGCGTAATACATCAGAGAATTTCGGGGCTTTTGGTTTAGGAGCTAAGGTAGCATTATCTACTGGCGTAGATTTCTATACTATAGAGACTATACATAATGGAATGAGATTTAAATGTAATTGTTATAACTATAAAACTGATTTTATTATACCTGCATTTAATGTAGAAAAAGGGATACAAAATCCTTTTATTACATTTAGTGATGGTACTAAAGTGTACTATGAAAAGACAGATGAACTAAATGGCACTAAGGTATCATTTGGGATAAAACGTCATCATAGACATGACTATCGAGATGCGGTAGAAGAACAGCTTATGTATTTAGATAATGTTAGATTTATTAGAATTGCAGAAGATGGGTATGAAAGAGAAGAAAAGATTCAGCCTCATATTATGCATAATTCTGATAATCTGATTATCTCTGATACATATGTGTTTAGTAAGCCTCATATAGTACTAACTAAGGGAGACGGCGCTTTGACTGGTGTAAACTACGGATTTGTAGATTTTCGCGAGTTAGAAATGCAACAAATGTGGGGACCAATTGCGTTTAAATGTCCAGCTAGGCAGATTATTAATGACCCAGAAACTGGAAAAGAAATAGTACTGCAAGACGGAGTTGATGTAACGCCATCTCGTGAAAAAGTAATTTGGAATGAAAATACTAAAAAGTATATCTTATCTGTAATTGAAGCAGCAGCTATAGAAGCTACTGAGCTTGTACAAGAAGAGTTAGAACAGAAAGACTTTGTGTCTTGGTTGCTAGCTTGTAAAGAAGTCTTGAGCAAAGCTGATAATGGTAGTGTGCTAGGTAGAATTGCTAATATCATAGATAAAGAGGCGTTAAAACCTAAATTCAAACCTGATCCTAGGATTAAGAATGAATCTGTATCTAAACTATTTAATCTTTTAGAGGCTAAAACAGTTAAGATTGTACGCAATCATCGGGATGGAACAGATGGTATTGATAGAGATAAATTAGAAAACTATGCCCCTCTCAGAGAGAATAATATATTCTTAAAAGGAGAGGAAAGTTATAGTAAGTATAAGGATCTTTATCTTAATAATATTTGTTCAGGTGATTTTATAGTTATAGCAAAGCCAGAAGTTACTATTCCTACAGCTATTGCAAAAATGGCACCTGGAGATGCTAGAGATACTGCTTTAAAGCTTCATAATCGCGCTGTTGCTAAACGTAACAAAGTTTGGGAGTTATTGCAAAAGTCTGAACATGTACGTGATTATGATGAAATAGAAGTTTCTGAAGAGTGGTTAGCTGAATATAAAGATGAGGCAAATAAACTAGAAGAAATTGCTAAGTTTGAAAATATCAGTCCTGAAGAACGCCGTAAGATTGAAGAGCGAATGGTAGCTTATAGCTTCCGTCATAATCATAATCATTGGCGTGGTGATGATCGTAAGAGATATATTCTTGATAAGATTGAGCCTAAGGTAAAAGATCTTATGAAAACTGATCGTATTACATATTATGGTACTAAGCAGGATGAAGATAAACTTCATGCAGCTTGCGGTATTTTACATGTGTATGCTCCTAAGTTTAGAGAGGTATACACAAACTATGGCCAAACTTATAGCGATGAAGCAAGCCATCCTGTATTTTTCTTTGATACTCCACCTGTTCGTAACAGAAAAGGGTGGGGCAATGAGAAGGGTAAATGGGAGGACTGGTCAGAGCCTGGACATGAGAGTATAAATCTTGACCAATGGACTACGCCGCAGCTTATTAGAGTTTCACAAAGCAATGTTAAACACATTACTATGAATCCTAATGTAAAGCATATCGATGAATTCTTTTTACAATTAACACCTAATGGAGGATATACAATGGATGAACATGTTATTAAATGGTACACTGCAGATAAAATGCAAAGTATCAAAGCGAAAACTTATTTATTCTGTCTTAAGGATATTAATCCTGAACTCTTTAAAAAGTATGAAGCAGTTTATAATGCAGCAGATTACGAACTTCGTGAGAGTCAGTGGGTTAAAGGAGAAGAGATATTTCCTGCGATTGAAAAGATTGTAGAGATGCATAACTTTTGCAAAGACAATGATGATGCTAATGCTATTAAGCAAAAGAGTCGTGATTTATTTGTAGTAGACATTCCCGAAGCTATTGGACAAGACCAGGAACTGTTAGATCAGTATACTGAACTTGAAGAGTGGGCGAAAGGTGTACATGTATTACTTGATTCAATTGATGATATTAAGTTTGAGCCTGCAGATAAGCAGGACTTAGGCGACGATCTTATCAAAGAGATTAAAGTATATCTAGACGCAAAAGGCCGACTAGACTGGTAATAGATGCAAGCAACCTGGGTGAAATATCCCAGGGTTTGCTTGTATAAATGAATTTTTTATATTAACTTTAACTTATTAATTATTAAACAGTTATGATTACAATTAATGTTATTGAGAACCAAATATCTGGTTCTTACGGCGACACGCCATTCTGCGTCAACTACAGCAAAGAGACGTATGATAAAATGATAGTTCTGTGTGATAAGCAGAATGATGTAGATGATATGGACGACTACAATGCGCTCATGGAAGAGTTCGCTAAGCTTACCGTTCAGGATTACAAAACTACTGTAGAAACAGAATGTCCGTGGATTCATGTTAACGAAGCTACAGGTCAATTCTTTTTAACTCATAGCGGAGTAGTTTCTAGTATTCCAATGCCACAAGCTTTGGTAGATCGTGTTTTAGCTTCTATAGACAAAGGAGTAGAGTATCTGCCTCTAGTAAAAATGTGGATTAGATTTTTACGTAATCCTATTCTTGGAAAGAAGATGGATAATGGCAACGGTGAAGAGTTTGCAGACAGATTCTTTAACTTTGTTAACTTAGAGTATGTACATCCTAAACTTAGAGATGAGTTAATGGAAGAGCATGGCCTAAGCGAAGAAGTTGCTGAGCGTAGAGCTACTATGTACCAAATGAAGATTACTAAGGAAGGGCTTCTTAATGGATATAAAGTATCAGAAGAGGTTCTTACTAAGTATGACACTGAAACGGGAGAAGAAATAGATCGTTACAAGCGTACGTTTAATCCTGATACAGGCGAGATTGAAGAAGGCGGTTTGCCAGAGCACGTAGAAGATCGTTTATTTAGACCTGCTATTATGGGAACTAGTGGTGATGCATTTTACTGTGAGGGGCCTAATGGTTATGCTAATCCTGGGCACTTCATTAAAGTTGGATGTACGCATAGATTAGCATCTTGGAGTCAAGTTAATACAAATGACCGTCAGTCATGTGTAAAAGGACTTCACTTTGGAGGACTTAAGTACATTGCTTATTACTCAGGTGAGATTCACAACATTTTTGTGGACCCAATGCATATTGGTGCTGTGCCTGATGACCGTGACGGCGCTATTAGATGTAAGCAGTATTTTGTTCATTCTTCTTTAGCAGGCGTAAATGGATCTATATATCATAGTTCTACATATGCAGCTAAAACTGATGAAGAGTGGGCTGAAATGCGTAAAGAAGCTGTAGAAGCTTATTCAGAGTGCAAAGTTTCCTGCGATCAAGAGATTGCAGAAATGAATGCTCTATAGATAGTATGGGTTAGGGGAGAGCAATTCTCCCCTAATTTTTTTTAATTTTTAAATTTTAACAAGATGAAGAAAATTGCATTAATAGATGCGGATAGTCTCATGTATTATGAGATGGGCAAAGAGACCTTGGAAGAGGCAATGATGGGAATAGATTCAAGAATTAATACTATTTTAGATGAAACTGGAGCAGATGAATATATGGGGTTTTTAACTTTAGGAAAATGCTTTCGTTACAAGATAGCAAAAACTAAAAACTACAAGTATAACAGGTCTGGGGCTATGAAGCCGCCCATCTTTTATGCATTGCGGGCCTATTTACAACAAGAACCATATAATTTCTATGCTGTAGAAGGCTTAGAAGCAGATGATTGTGTTTCTGTATACTCACAAGTAATTGCAGAATTGCCAGATTTTTTACCTGTTGTTTGTAGTCCGGATAAGGACGTACTTAAACAAGTACCTGGTAAACATTTGAATTTTCAGAAAATGGAATGGATCAATACAAGTAAAATAGCTGCAGAAGCATTTTTATGGAAGCAAACTTTGATGGGGGATTCGACTGATGGTATTCCAGGAATTCCAGGATTGGGCCCTAAAACAGCGGATAAGCTGATTGACACAATGCCTGATATACTAGAGTATTCTGGAGTAGTTTTAGAAAAATATATAGAAAAGTTTGGAAATAAAGATGGAATTTGTAGATTTGCAGAGACGTTCAACCTTGTTTACCTGCTTCGTACACCTGAAGAAGTACTAACTTATACAGGATCTTCACTGCCAGAGCTTAAACTAAATTTAAGTACTTTAAACATGGTAGAAAATGAAAGTGAAATCTAAAGAAGTAATCTACGTTCCAAAGAATGCTAGAACCTTCACTATAATGCCTGGTGCTCCAGGAGCTGTTCCAACAGTTATTGATAAAAAAATAATTGCTTTAGATCTAGGCACGTATACAATCTATTTAGGAGATACTGTTAAAGTTAAGGAGAAGCCTTATAAAGTTAATAGTATTGTTAAATCTATAGTAGGTAAACGTATCGTATATAATTTGTCGAGCTCAAATTTGACAAAGTCATCAATGTTTGTTCTTCCTATGTTAGGAGGAACGCGTAGATTATTTATGTATGATAGTTTATTTGTTAACTGTTTTATAGGAACGGAGAAGCATAGAAACAAAATAGTATTGGTATATAGATTTTCAGGAGATACTTTATTTCTAAAGTTTGAAAAAGCTTTACGACAATTTAGAGGATTTGTTGATTGCTACGATCCTTCTCCATACTTTGTTTCATTCGTGTTTAAAGTCCCGGAACAACATAAAGAGAATTATGTTCACTTTTTAAATGGGAGGTATTCAGAGCTAGCCCCTGATTACAAGGACAAGCTTTTGGATTTTCACGGATTTGATATAGATGGAGAACTTGCACAAATTTTGTACAAAGCGCCTAAAAGACGTACTAGATTAGAAGATACTTTAGATATTACTTTAGACGATGATGCAGAATTGTATAGTATAATGAATGAGGAAAATGAAACGTTTAATCCAAAGATTTATATATGAAAGCAATAGAAAAACAAGTAGGCGATTGGTATCCTCTGTTGAAGCCGTTATTGGAAACAGAGGATTTTAAGAAGATTACTTCTACTATTAAGCAATGTAAGTCTCATGGATTTAAGGTTCTACCAGATACTAAGTTAACATTTAAAGCATTTAACAAATGTCAATATAAAGATGTTAAAGTAGTTATTTTAGGTCAGGACCCTTATCACGACGGTAGTGCCACGGGACTTGCATTTGCAAATGATCCAAATAGCTATGCTAGTACTAGTCCTAGTCTGCGTAATATTATTACAGCAGTAGAAAAGGATTTTGCGACCCTTAGCATGGACTTTGACATTAGTTTAGAGAATTGGGCCGAGCAAGGAGTATTATTGCTTAATACGGCTCTTACAGTGCTTAAAGGTAATGCAGGTTCTCACACTAAAGTATGGAGGCCCTTTACTGAAAAGTTTCTTGAGAGCTTGTCAAGTTCAAAAGATAACCTTATTTTTGTTCTTTGGGGCAAGAAAGCCCAAGAGTATGAAAAATTCATTAAAGGAGATAACAAAGTGCTTAAAGCAGCACATCCTGCTGCCGAGTCTTATAGCGGTGGTCGTGCTGGTTTTTTTACTTGTGGCCATTTTAGCGAGGTTAATAGAATTCTGTCTAATCCTATTTATTGGTGTCCATCGTGTGATCCGGAGTATTTTCCAAAGACTTTAGATGAAGCACCTTTTTAAATATTTAGAATTATGATGAAGTTTATAAGAATTCTTAAAGAAGGATGTGTAACTAATAAACGTGGCCAGGTAGGGCATGTTTATAAAGTTGCAGATGAAAAACGTGATGAATACAGATGTTCTCATGAAAGCGGCGAACATTGCTTTTATGTACACAAAAGTTGTTGTGAAGAAGTAGAACCTGGAGCAGCTAGTATCCCTAGTTGGGCAGGAAAATGGGAAGAGGAATTCAATGTGGCAGAAGAGCGTAAAAGAACACCTGTATTTACAGGGGTACTTAGATACTTTCCTGACGCTATTAAAGAATTGTCTCGTGTTTCACTTGCTGGAAATGACCAACATCATCCAAATAAGCCTTTACATTGGGATCGAAGCAAATCAGGAGATGAGTTAGATGCTTTAGCTAGACATTTAATTGACGCGGGAACGTTAGATACTGACGGTATTAGGCATTCAGCAAAAGTTGCGTGGAGAGCATTAGCAAATTTACAGAAAGAGATAGAAAAAAAGGGGCAGTAGCCCCCTTTTTCTTGCTATCGCTCGTAATATATATTAAATTAAGAAATGGAAATATTTAAAGTTCAACTTAAGAAAGTGTACGGAGTTTTTAGAGAGCCGAACTGGGTTAAAAATCAAATGAGAAAATCTGTGACATTTTGTAAAGATAAAAGCAAAGGGCGAAAAAAGGGTTTAGTATATTCTTATGATTTTGAGGCCTTAGAAAAAGATTTATTAGATGACACTATTCCAAATACACCTATTGAAGTATATGAAGCGCTTAGTGCTTCTGAAGTTCCTAAAGAAGGATCAGAAGAATATGCTAGGTGTTTAGGAAAGAAGATGAAATATACTAAATATTTTACTGAGTATGAGTATATACTTCAAGATGGTAATCATAGATGTCTTATACTAGAAAAGCTTTATGGAGGGGACTATATGATAGACTGCGTCTTGACAAAAAAACAAGTTACTGGCATTAATAGTCATATGATGAGAGGACTAGAAATGTCAGGGATAGGGGAATAGCCCCCTTTTTACCGTTTACGCTCTATTTAGTAAACCATTTTGTTGCCTCTTCAGGAGCTTTAGATTTTTCAAGTCCTCTTAACACTGGAACCAAATCTTGAAATTGCTTTTTTATCTTCCGGTCTCCCTTTTCAAACCTACCTGTTTTTCGTTGATAGTGGATACGCTTATCTTCAATAGGAAAACCTACAGCATGAGGTATTTCATATCTTAAGACTTGATTAAGAATTCCTAACCCGCCTTCTAAAGGTCGTATAGTTGCTGCAGGAGATTTAGCCATTCTAATTATGTCTTCATACCCAAATAGAGGATTCCATTGCATCATCTCTGTTTGATAACGCTTAGCTTGATATAGCATAAAATTACTTGCCCAAGTCTCGTCATCGTCATCCAGATTTGATAGAGCCGCAACAATTGCAGCTGCTACAGCAATAGAAGATAGCTCAACTGCAGTACGTTTAACATTTTGCTTTTCCATATCGGTCATAACATCATAGATAGATGCTAGATTAGGAGTTCCTTTACGCCAGGCTTCCATAATCATTCCTGCAGTAGTTCTATACATACCTTGAGTAAGAACTCCCATCTCTTCATCAGCATGTATTGTGTCCATATGACCAAAACGTCTTCTAATACCAGGCACAGCATAACGTCTGAATAGCATAAATAGTCTACCATACCAACGTCTTTCTAGCATAGAGCTATCAAAACTTCCTTTAGTTTGGTTGGTACGACGTGCAATACCTCGTAATTGATGTATAACATCTGACTGATTTGCATTTGCTACTCGTGGATCCATAGACATGCGGCCCTTTTCATCAATGATTAGCATATCATAAAGATCTGCAGGCTTTCCTTGTTCGTTTAGAATTGGATTTCCATTAGCGTCTTTTGCTTTAGTTGCATGCAGTAAAGCTAACATTCTAGTAGCAGCCATTTCATGTTCAGCAGCTTGCTGTAGTACCATTAAGCTGCCTGTATCCATAGCTTTTCGGAATTTAGATCCTACTAATCTTTGCCCTTCTCTGTCTGTAACTTCAGTTAAAGCATCAAAGAATTCCATAGCCTTACCGAGCTTAGTTTCAGGTTGGAATTTACCGACATCTTTTAATGCGGCACCTTCTGACCAATACTGACTTTTAGCCCAGGCAATATCTCCTGCACTGTAGAATTCTCCAGCTATACCTTCTTGAAGATTAGTCATATTATCCAATACTGA